TAACCCTAACGGGTATCTCAGAACCGGGTTCGAGGATGTTAAGATCCTTCAACTTCTCCTCATTAAAATGAGGATTAGGAGAAAGGAAATGGTCGGCAGGAAAACACCTGCTTAACCGAGCGGGCCAGGTTTGCTGATTCCACTTCCCATTACTGGAAAGTTTGTCAGCAACAGCGCCTGGTCCATGTTTGGGGATCAAACGGCCCCAGTAGACATCTCTGTCCACTTTGGCCAAAAGATCACCAAATAACATATCCGAAACTCGACGGAAATCATCCAAATAGGATGAATCCAAAAGAGAATCGGATGCTCTAACATCCTGCTCACATTGGACATACTCAGACATCGCCCGCCTTTCACGTACGGAGGAAACGACCTGACGGCCGTTACTCCGCTGACCAGCCTTAACAGGTTGGTCGGGAAAGGCGATCTTCGAGAACATCAGTGTTAACTGACGAATCGCGAAGATTGCATCGATGTCTGGAACATCCAAAAGTGCGCCACTACAAGGATCGAACACGCGCTCATGGAAACCTCTCAGAAATGAGGGGAGACCAGTAAGACGACCAGGGATCTTTGAAAATCCTTGGAAGTCCGAAGGAGCGACAAAACCACGGTCGAGGGCCCTTTGGAGGTCCTTACCGTAGTCTGCCAGGGTTATCGCTAAAAACGATAACCCCTCGTGTTCTGTCCGACGCATGACGGTTTTTACGTCATGCGTGGCGCTAGTGCAACATCGCATAGCCATTTCATGTGCTATGCAGGACCAGAGTGATATCAGGCTTTTCATAGTCCCTCCTATTGAGAGGTGGCTAATCCTGTGCCTGATGTAGCCTACAGAAGCCTAGGTAGAGTAGAACAACCACTCACCAAAGCTTCTACAACTAGGTAAAGGAAATTGAGGACCACAACCACAACGGCAACAGCTTGCGTTTTATACGCACGCTTTGTCGCTACGGGAAGGTCATCAGTAACCCTTCGTCCTCCTACCTTACGACGATCTTCAGATCGAAGTTCGGGATTTGGATGAAGCACCTGATGCTTCTTAGGCTTACGCCTACGAAACATCGGGTGTTTACCGTTGTCGCCGGTCATGGAGCTTAAAAGGGTGTGACCTCTTACGACCCCTAATCGTAATAAATACGATAGGGGTATAGAGGCAAACCCTCCTAGGTAGCTTGTCCGTCAGGACTCACCGCCCAGGAGCTTCGTGATCAGCGCGTCCGTAGCCGCCGTATACTGGTTCTTGAAACCCGTATAGACGGCAAGGGCTTCGGTTGCGGTATACCCGGCCGGCGGAAGGTCAAAGACCATGTAACATGACATGGCAACCTTGACATTCTCCGTAGGCCGGAACGCATCCGGAGCCAACTTGGACGTGTCGAGACGCAGCACCCTGCGAACCCGCTTCCCGTACTGATGGGAAGCGGATAGCTTGGTCAAGCCGTCACCACTCGAGTACTCCGACTCGTCATCCCCCACACTCGTGCGGGGGAGACTGATCGTCGTGCCCGAAATGGTAACGGACTGCGGATCGGTAAACGACATAGGCATCACTCCTAGGAGCCCGGTTAGACTCCCATTGGCGTTTTGACGCGGTACAGTACAACTACGACAGTTGTGCTAACGCCCCCTGGTTAAACCAAGGGCTGCCGCAATGGAGAGCTGGCGTGGCGAAAGACCACCCCAGGTAACTCCGAACCCAAAGGGATTCGCCCTCCGACGCACCTTGGTCGTAACGACCAAAGTAACTGGGGAAGGTATGACGTCCGACTTAAAACCAGTCGGACCCATAAAGTAATAGGTACGTTCAGAGACAGTAGTCTCCATAACATACCCATACTTCAAAACCAAACCATCGGTGGCCCAATCAGTAACGTTAGAAATAACGTCACCAGTATTGGTAAACCAGTCGACGGCCCAGCTCCAAGGTGCAAGGTTCCAGACAACGTCTGGAGTTAGTCGAAGGCCAAGAGTTTTCTTGGCCAACGCAGCGGAACGCGCCATATTCTCTCTGGTGTTACCACCAGTGGGAAGATAGTACGTAAAACCGCCGCTAAACCAACGGTGACGAATGGTTTTATCCATTCGCCACACCTTGCCCTTGTTTATCTGAGAATTGTACATAGGTTCGCTGCTCTGCAAAACATATGGAGAGCAGTTATCCTTAACAAGAGTCTCAGATAGGTGTTCCTCTGGAGGGAACTCATACCGGCGGCGAACCACTCGTCCACTATCTCTCTCATACTGAGCCATAATAGACTCAGCATTTGAGATGGCATTCGAAATACTCCGAATGTCGTGGACAAATGGCGCCCAGCCGAACTGAGCGTTCAAATATTCGCCACCTGCCTTTTTACCGGCAGATGACTTTGAACGCCAATGTTCTGCTGAGCCAATCACGCGAGGTAATCCCTCACGCAAAGTCTCTCCAAGAAATGTGGAGAGATCCGCAACGGCATTGGTCGGCTTACACCGCGCAATGGCCTGTGCCCCAACTGCATCCAAAGTGGAATTTCCACTCGGGAAAGCAGGGGGAAAGGACATAAACGCGGGGGCGATCGGCAAAACTGGACCTACGTAATTAGCGTAGGACCAGAATGACGGGGTAACCTGCTGCAATCCAGCAATGGATTGCGGCGGAAACGCGGCAAGGCAATGAGCCTTTTCCGTGAAAAAGTTACCTCCAATGTCGCCAATGGTAGGCCTGTGACCAGGCCTCCATTCGGGATGATTCTCAGAAGTGGTTGTTTGCCACCCCTGCAGGTTCTTCATGTCCAACACTCCCGAAGCGTGATTAACACTCTTCGAGGTAGTGTCAAAACTACCGTAAGTCAGGTCTCCCCGAACATAGCCCTTTTGGGGCGCGGGGATGACCCGTCTTCGTGTAGTTATAGGACTTTCAGAACCTGCCATGAAACCAGAGCTCCTTTCGGTCCTGGGACAATAAGTCCCAATCATCAACCGGT